GCTTAAGGCCTTACGATTAATAACAACATCTCCTAAGTGATAAACCTTGTCAGTGGGCTTTACCCGTTCGTTCCACAACTTGATCATAGCTTCATCCATTTCCGCAGGATCAGTCCATGGGCGAAGTTTTGTAACACCATCGTTACGTGTGAAGCGACATACACCGGCATGACCAAAGTGCGTGTCGCTGACTAAAAATACTGCTGGCATATGTGCCTCCTTTCTAATATAATACTACAGTTTGATAAAATGATCAATCTGGTGCCCCGGGAGGGACTTGAACCCTCACCCGCTCCCTTTTAAGGAGAGTGCGTTTACCAGTTTCGCCACCGGGGGTCTTGGAGCAACGGGTAGGATTTGAACCTACGGTTTTCAGGATTTGCAGTCCCGTGCATTGGGCCACTCTGCCACCGTTGCGTTGATTGGCTCCCCTCGACAGATTCGAACTGCCACGAGCGGTTTTGGAGACCGCCATGCTACCGTTAACATCAAAGGGGAAATGATATAAATATTGCTATACAAGGAGTTCTATAATGAATTACGACGTTTTAATAAACAATCAATTTTGGAAAACATTTACATACGCTGATCCAACTCCGGCACAGCCAATTATTGCAGAAATTACTCGAGCTCAAAACGCAGGAGAATTAATTCCATTTGCTGTGCCCGACGGATCATTCGGCTTTGAAATACGTTCACGCTCTTTATAATATTACATGGAGCGGGATAAGGGAATCGAACCCTCGTTCTCAGCTTGGAAGGCTGGAGTAATACCATTATACGAATCCCGCTAAGGATTGGCTCCCCAACCTGGACTTGAACCAGGGACCAACAGTCTGCTGCTCTACCGACTGAGCTATCGGGGAATACTGGCGCTCTGTAGGAGAATCGAACTCCTCTTACCTGCGTGAAAGGCGGGTGTCCTAACCGATAGACGAACAGAGCATGTTTGGTGGGCCAGGAAAGATTCGAACTTTCGTACTCATTAGAGGGGAGATTTACAGTCTCCTGGTTTTAGCCACTCACCCACCGACCCACATAGTAAAGCATACTCTGTTATATGTCACCCCTACTAGTATGAGGTCGAATATGCTTTACTATACACTAATTTTTCCTCCCACAAAAGGGATTTCATCCTAGTGCCCGCCCGTTTGTGTTTGTTTATAGTGTAACACAGGTCCTCGTTACCTGCAACCACTGGTTATTCAGACCTAGTCAATCTTGCCGTATAATGGGCTAGTCTTTCTCGCTTCAAGCATGACTCTAGCACGATCGACCTTATTCTGAAACAGTCTTGTTTTCATCTCATTGGTCAACACCAAGTTACTGACTTCATAAGCCTGTTTTACAATACGATCATTCAAATTTTTATAATCTGTCATTTTTCTTTTCCTCCAAATAAAAACCCCGGAGTGTTGAGTTCCGGGGCTTTTGAATAATGATCTAAAACTTACTGTTATTCAACTGCCCCCGCATCAGATTCTAATCCACAACCATTGGCCCACACCCCAATCATGTTGGATAGTGTTGCTAGAACCAGGTAAGTTAAATGTTTCATAATAGTAAGTATTATACTAGGTTATTTATGTTCTGTCAACCATGAAAAAAGGGCCCTAAGGCCCTTTTGGTTACATTTAATAATTATTCAAATGTTTTGGTTAGACTAGCTACAACCGCGTTACGATAAAGTTTCTGTCCATTAATGGTATCGGCTGTTTGAGCCGCAGAACTTACGTTAGTATTGGTGTAATACTTGGCAGAGATCATCCAATCTTTTGGCAATGCATAACCAAGTCCAACGTTGATGTCATTGTAACTCAATGTTGAATGGTTGGCAACTGCGGTATGTCCATAATGAGCCAAGAAACTCAAATCTTTCAACTTAGCACTGAGTGGCTCAAATGATTGAGCTAGATCGGCTTGTGTGTAGTTTGAATTTTTTGCATTGGTTGTTCCAAAGTAACCATTACCTAAAGTTTGACTATACTTGGCACTGATAGGACCATAACCTAGACCAACATAACCTTCGTATGTGTCAAAGTTACTACCTGTGCCTGCTACAGTAGCACGTGGATAGAAGTAGTTGTAACTACCAACATCAATTGTGATACCTTTGTAGATATCTTTCTTATATCCAGCATATAAGTCGCTCTCAACACCGGCGCCATTTGTATACATTTGGCTTGAAACACTGCTGTTCCAGTTACCAATATACAAACCACTAGAGTGAGTGTAGTCAACGCCGCCTTGGACAGCAGGAGCATTTTGGGATTGACTAATGCCGCGGAAGCGGTAGTCAGAGGTCAAACCTAAATTGCCAGTTACCTGAGCATGAGCTGCGGTAATGCCAGCCAGAGCAAGAATTGCTAATAGTACTTTTTTCATTTGATTGATTTCCTTTTAAGAATGGACACATCACTGTGTCCCTAGAATAATATTTAGTGGTTTTTACTGACTAACAGCAATTTTGCAGAGTTTCTTGGGAGTTTCAAGCCAACGGCATGTAAAAAAGAAACCCGCCGAAGCGGGTTCTATTATTTTCTGTTACGAGGTATAATTACCCTATCGCGGTGATTAAACTGCGAAAGATTCGGCTTTCACTGTGCGAGCAGAGAACTTAACGCCCTTGCCTGAAACAGTTACTTCGCCTGTAGATGCTTTTGCATTTACGAGATTTGCTTGATTTACAGTCATCGCCTACTGTGTTGCCTCTTTCGCTATCTCACCATGTCGAAACCGGTCGAGCCCAACAAAGCATACTGTGTGGATCTTACGATGGGCCCTCGAAGGGTTGTCCCCACACTCCAGTAGACAATATGCTTTGGTGGACTCGGGGAGAATCGAACTCCCGTCCACAGTGCCTTCACTACGAAGGAATTACAACAATTTTTTATCTACTGCTTATACCGCTGTAGCAGTAGCAAGTGTAACCGGTGCTGGTGACAATCCATTAGCAACCGTTACATATGAATTTGCATCATCCATACTGGACCAATACGTAATAGATGCGCCGCTTTCGATCTGTTGTGTTGCAGAGGCTTGACGTCCTGCAGCTAGGGCTGCATTTTTAACTGTGTTGATTTGACTAGCTTCATCGGCTGTTAATACTCTGCCCCAAACTACACTGGTTTGTGCTGTGGCAATAAATGATGCTTGTGATGTAAGTGACATTTAAAACTCCTTTTTATATATATATTACTTATTAAAAAACAATTATTTGACTGTTTTTAGTAGCGATTTAATTATAGCCTTTTACAACTTTTCCGTCAAGTTTAGGATTACCTCGAGAGTGCGCATCTAAAAAACTTTCTCGCTTGCGTTCTTCGGGCAACGGGCCACATCCTAAACGATCCCACTCTCTTTCTGAGTAATAAAACTTATCAACGGGTTTTTTATTCTGTTCCATAACAATATTTAGTATTTGGTGGGCCGAGAAGGATTTGAACCTTCGACCAAAGGATTATGAGTCCTCTGCTACTAACCACTGAGCTACCGGCCCTGGTCTACAGTATAACACTATGGATTATAATTGTCAAGAAATTGCTGTAGATTTCCATACAGGTTTACCATTACTGCTTCCTTGCTACCAAAAAATATGATTTCTTTGGGTATTCCTTTCACAGCACGAATATAGTAGGGCATCTGCATTTTGCGATCTAACTTTAAAATGGTATGTTGATTAAACAATAGTGGATTGTCAATTTTATATGAGTAATGTTCTAGGTCTAGCTGTTTGACAAGTGCATCATGTCCTAGAGCAGTTAATCGCATGCCACCATTGCGTCGAATATTAAACCACCATGAATGCATGGTTGATGATAGACTAGTGCGATCCTCTTCGGGTAAGAGGTTTATTAATTCTGCGGTGAGTTTCTTTTTGTCTCGCACATCAAGGATAAACTCGAGCGCCGGCGGTCAACAAGACCACTGTGAACTTGTCGGTTTTGAATTGCGTGTTTAATTTTTTTGCCAAGTTTTTGGCATGACCAGGATTGGAGAAAGAGACCTTTTTATATTTTGGTCCAGGATACTGCACCAAAAGATTTGAGGTTTTTAGATTAATAGGGTTGTTATCGAAGAACACAGCCCAAATGCCTTCACTTGACAGCACTTGTTCAGTTTTGTAAGTAGCTTTGTTGGTATGCTCAATAAGAACGTTTGGTTTTGGGCGACTCATGTCATTAAACTCCTATATTTTATTTATCTAAAAATATAGGTAGTTTTAGAATGATCCACCATCCATTTTAATTGTAATTACATTGTCTTGTTGAGGTCCAGACATTTTTTCACGTAAATCGTGAAGTTCTAACAGCAAATGAGTAAGGTCGTTGTGTAGATCTTTAGCTTCATTGATTGACATAATAAAGTCCTTGGATCCCTTTAATTCAAAGCCTCTGACTCGGTCGACAAATTTTTGTATGTGCAGAGTCATTCGGTCACTTGATTCGAGTTGTGAAAAACATTAAAAAATTTGCATACGGCAAGCATAGTGGCAAAAATTTTTGATTGGCAACGGTTGTTGCAAGGATGATATACTGGTTTATACATCAGAGTTTTTTGATTCGTCTTGGGTGTAGTATGGACCTTGATATGGGTAACGCTGTAGCAAAATCAATTTTGGCGCCAGCACTGTTCGCCAGTTACGACCTTTCTTGACATTATACCAACCAGCAGCAAACCACGATTTGCTTTTGTTAGTTTTGGTATAGACGGGTAGTTGTTGACTCACGTCCCACATGGGATTATACACTCGTCCAGCAACAGGATAGCCGTGAACATGATCAACGGTGGTCTTTGGTCGTGTAATTTTTACCGCCGGCTCAAATTCAATATTGACTGTTCTAGCTGCCAATTTAATTGTCTTGAACTGTGTGATTTGATTATTGATTTTAACTTGATATCCACCATTGCAGGCTTCGATATTACCAACTTTTTGATTATCTTTTTGTAATATCCAAAATTGTTTATCAATAACTGGTTTTGCTATTAGTGTCATTTGTTACTCCTTTTTTTTCTGCATGCTTCGATTGCTTCTTGAGGCACATCGGGATGCCAACTGCCGATCAACATTCGACAGTCAAATTTTACTTCTGGTATTGCATTATCTCTTATACCAGCCAATATTATAACCATTGAACTGACAACTAGTAAAAAGAATATTAATATTATATCACGCAGATGAATCACTTAACGCACCTTTGTAGGTTTCATTCATCCAACGACCAAATGAGTCTGCCGACTCACTACACTTGTTGAGTTCATACTTGCCACAGAACTGCATGAAACGCACACCGACCTGGCCGATGTCTTTGTGACTGATCTGTTCACGAATACAGGCATCCACTGTTTGTTTAATCTCTTCTGGTTGTGCTGTCAAGTCAATCAAGGTTCTGTTGCGCTCGTAATCATCCAACACACGATGTTCTACTCCGTCAGGGTCAGTCCAGCGTTGCAACATCATGTTGTTCCAGTTGTAGCCTTGCTTGGCACGGTCCTCAAACGCTTCCTGTAGACCGACCTTATTCTTAGTGCCCTTGGTTCTAACACCTGGATAAGCTGAGAATACATTATCGGAACTATCACCGCGCATACACTTTTCAAAAAGTAACCATTGCGGATCAGGGATTGTTTTAGCTTCTTTAGTTTTCTTATCAATGACTGCTTTTCCTTTAGCATCAAAGATTCCTTCTATAGTAATTAATTCATCGGTAATGCCGTTGTACTGTTTGACGTTTTGTGCTACTAGTTGAACAAAGTCGGTATCACTGCTGATAATAACATGTTCGTCTTGGGGGTGTAGTGCGATCCAGCGAGCAATAATATCGTCGCCTTCTGCGGTAGGACATCTAATGACTGAGCAATTGGTCCTATCGCTCAAGTATTTAGTCAAGTTGTCATAAGTTTCCCAAAACATCTTGTCTTCTTCGGCCTGTTCTTCGGTCAAGGCAGCACGGGCCACAGCACGGTTATTTTTGTAGGGTTTATAGGCATCCTTGCGCCAACTACGCCCTTCTAAGGCAAATACCACGTGATCTGCTTCAAATCTACGGGCTACCTTGTTGGCGCTCATTAGGGTCACATGGAGGGCAAATCCAATTTTTTCCCAAGTGTCAGCGGCACGAAAAGCACCGTGTCTAGCACGAAAGAACATATTAGCCGTATCAATAAGAACATATTTCATACTACAATTATAGCAGAAACTATCTTAGATGTCAAATAAATTTGTTTTTGATTATATAATCAAGAATATACCTAAAGAAAGCCGAATGGCCATCTTTACCAAAATGCCAAGAATCGGGCATGACTGTGTCAATACCTTTTGATCGTATGACAGCATCGTAGGTCAATTTGGGGTCGTATGGACCTATGTAATTTAATCCCCAATTGTGTTGATTTTTTATTGATGAAAAATCATTGTTGCCATTAAAAAATATATGTCGCACACCTTGTTTGTTCAATTCTTGATGAAATTGCCAAATTTCGTTGTGTGCTTG